GGGGTTTATGGTTTGGAATAATTGATATTTCCCGCATTTTGCGGTTATGTTTTTTACTTGCGGCCCGAATCCGTTGCTTCGGCTCAACACATACTCGCAGGCATCCCCCTTGGGCCGCACCTCAATCACCTTCCAGGGGCGGTTGTTGGTGCAGGCGGTCAGCAGGAACAGGAGCAGTATGCGGCGCATGGGTCAAAGATATAAATACTCTACCCACATTCAGCCAACACCTGCTGAAATTCTTCCACGCTTCGGATTATCTCGTACCTGTACCCCGCTTCTTGAACGACCCCCTGCCACCACTTTTGGGAGAGGGACTGCTTGCCCTTGGGCGTTTTAAATTCAAGGAACACCGCACCCTTGGGGGATAGGTAGGTCATGTCTGCAACTCCAGCGGTCAGCCCGATACCCTTTAGGAAGAAACCATTGGATCGGGAACGGGGATTGTTGAGATTCAAGAATAGCAGGCCCTGCTCGTTGGGTCGCATTAAAGCGAACAACTTGACGCAGGCGGCTTGGAGGTTGTATTCTTCCATCATAGCGAATTGGGTGGGTATTCGTTGGCTTTGGTGTAGGGAAGGTGGCATTGAATCTCGGCAACTCCAAGCGAGCCGTTGCGGTTCTTGCGGACGATGACCTCCATCAAGTCCGCTGGCTGATTCCTGTCGTGTTCGTAGGGGCGATACACAAAGCCAATCTTGTCAGCGTCAAACTCCAACTGCCCCGTTTCCCGCAAGTCGGACATGATGGGCCGATGGTCGCTCCTTCCCTCGGTTGCACGGGATAGGGACGACACCACGACCCCGAACACCTTCTGCCGTTTGCAGATGGCTTTAAGGGTCTTGGATATGTTGGTCATCTGCTCAATTTTAGGCTTGGCCTTGTCAATCTTGGTCGGTTCTACCAGTTGCAGGTAATCCAAGTAAAACCCGCAAATTCCGTACTTGGTTTTCAGTTTAGCGATTTCGCCCTCAATGCGGTCCAGGTTGGCTTGGTGCAGGTCCACGATGTAGAGCGGTTTGGACTTTAGGAGGTCCGCTTTTTGGCCCAAGTCCATAAAGTCCTGCGTACTGATTCGCTCGGTCGGGTTGAGGAAGTGCGCCCCATCCATGGTGGCGAGGTTGGAAAGCATACGCTGGGTCAGTTGCTCCGCTGACATTTCAAGCGTAAAGAACACCACGGGGATATCGGCCATGGCTTGATTCATCGCTATTTGCAGGGCCAAGAGGGTTTTGCCCATTGCGGGCCGTCCGCCCAACAGGATAAACTCGGTGGGTTTAAATCCCGTCATCATTCGGTCCATCGGGCTGATGTAGGTCGGAAAGATAGAATCCTTGCGCCTGCCTTCCCTTACCTCGTTCATATTCATGAGGTAGGTCTTGGCCAGTTCGTGGGCGGTCGTTTCGGTGGCGTTGGTTTCAATCGCTTGCATGGATTGATAGCGGGCGAAGGCTTTGGGGATATCCCTATCATGGGCCAACTCGTCCATGATCCTTTGTTCCTCTCTTTGTTTCCACGCTTCGTTGAGGTCCGAGGCGTACACCTTCCAATCGGAGGTCAGCGTGTTGCCGTCCAAGATGTCCACAAATTCAGCGATGACATGGGCTTGACCGTTGTCGATGAGGTGCTTGTGAACGGCTACCAGGTCAACGGGTCGCTCCGCTCGGTGGAGGGATTCAATGGCCCTGTAAACGAGGACATGGTTCCCCGTAAATAGGCGTTCAGGGATTTGAAGGAGCAGGACCGCTCGGTTGGTGAACTGGTCCATAAGGCATGATAAGAGCCGTCGTTCAGCGGTAAGATGGTAGGGGTTCATCGTCGGTTTGGTTTAGTGGGTTGAAGGTAGCATTCCTTGGGATTACTTGGTCCTCCCATCGGCCTTGGTTAAGGTAGGTCGCCGCATGGGGCACGAACTGGACGGGGGTTTCTGCGTAGAGGCGGGAGATGTTGTTGATAGCGGCCTGCTGGTCTTCGTCCTTCAACTTGGCGAAGGCTTTGGATGCGGACTGCTTGCTGGTCTTGCGGGGGTAGAGGCTCCAATATTGGTCAAACAAAATACTGCTATCCCTCTTGGGCTTTGCCATTACCCCTTCCTCCTTTGCATTATCATTCTCCTTTTCATTATCATTCCCATTATCATTACTCATTAGGTTATGGGGTGGTTCGGGGGTGGTTAGGTCTTGGTTAGCCTTTGGTTTCCCGCCCTTGCAACCGTTCTCGTATTTCCGCTGATTAGCATCCAGTTGCGGTTTTATGGATTCCCACACGGCCCGAACATACCTGCTCATTTCGGGTTCGTGTTGGTCAAGCCCGTACTGCACGATGGCTTGGAATAGTTCCAACTGCTCAACTGGGTCAAGGTGTTGGATGCTCTTGAGGAATGAGCGGTAGAAGATGAATGAATCTCTCATAGGAGGTAAAAAAAAACCCTGACTGATTGCAGCAGCCAGGGCAGGGGTTAGAGAATGAACCCTTTATCGGAAGCACCATTTGGCTGCAATTTCAAATGGGCTATAGTAGTAAATGTAATCTTCGGGCAAAGTTACACTAAAACGGCATATCTCCAGCCTGTGGTTCAAATGCGTTGGCTGGACGGGATTCGTTCATCGGCTCTACTTTGCCGCTTAAAAACTTCTTGCCTGACTGTCCCTCCTTGACCCATGCGGAGAGCCGCATCTTGGTCCCATCGGGGAGGATGATGTCACCCCTGTAATCGGGCCGCTTGGGGTTGTCACCTTTGTCGTTGGCGAACAGGGAGAAGGTGTTGGGTTGTGGGGTGTAGTTGCTCATGGGTTTTAGATTGGGTTTTGATTGGGTTGAATTGAATATTTGCAAGTTTCTTTTGTGAGCCATTTAGAGGCCCGTAAATCGCTTAAAATTCGATAGGTGGTACGGATGGTCACCCCAAGAACTTCGGCGAGTTCTGTGGCCCTGTACGGGCGTTGTGCGAGGTATGACACGGCGTAGATGGTGGCGACCCTTCGTTGGATTTCTTTTCCTTTGGGCTTGGGCATGGTTAGGGGTTTATGGTTAGCCAGTAGTAAGACCTGTCGCTTTGCAACCACCCCGTTGCTTTGAGGTGGGTAATGATTCGGTAGGTTTGGCGGAGGGGCAAATCTACGGCCTCGGCCAATCGTTCAACACGCATGGGCTTGTTGAGCAGTAGGTACACGGCCTTGACCGTTGCGTTGCGGTTTCGGCGTTGGGAGCCTCTCTTTTGGATGGGTTGTTCGGGCATCTTAACTGGTCTTAAAAGTTACTGCGATGCTTGGTTTTGTCCCCTTTGCGGGACATACGGGAACGGCCTCGCCCGTCGCTTCGTCGTACACCGTTGCCTTGCCAGCGTTGCGGAAGGCCATCTTGAGCAGTTCTTCCCTTGCTTTCATGGACGCTTGCAGGTCGCTCCACACCTGATCGTGCTGGTAGTCGGGTGTCAACGCCCCCTCCTTGACTTGGATTTCTGCACCGAAGGCGGAGAAGGTCTTGCCGTGCTTTTCGGCTTCGTCCCTCACGATGTCCTCGGTGGCCTTTAGGACTTGCTCCAGGGCTTTGACGACCGCTTTGAGGCGTACATGGGCGGCGATGGGGTTGACCTCTCCTTCCTCGATTCGGAGGATGAGGCCAGCGGCGATGTCGGCGATGTCAGCCTTGCTGATGTCCGACTTGGGGATGGTTACTAAGTGGTTCATGGGTTTGGGGTGGTTTGTTTGGATTCAAAGAGACAAGTAAGGGTGTGGACCTTGCGGTCCCACATTGGCCAAGGTAGGTGAGCGGCGAACCACATCACTTCGCTAAAGGTCATGTCATAATGATGCTCGTAATATTGCAGGATAGAGATGAGTTTCTCACCAATTTCGGGTTGGCTTTCTTTGATGTCAAGAATCGCCTTGAACACATCGGCATTGCATTTTTCAAGTAAGGTCATGGCTTATTTTTTAGAGAGTTGGTTTTGAATGAATTGAATACCCTTCTCAAATCGGGCGGGGGTCATTTGGTCGATGTCCTTCATGAACCGCTCCTGCTGGTCGGCGGGTAACTTCTGCACCAGTTTGAGGAAGTCGGCTTTGAGCGTTGCGGCGGTGAGGTCGTCGTATGCGGGAACGAGGCCGAGTTTGTCGTTGAGGTCGTTGAGGTTCTCCTGCTTGGCGATAGCCATCTGCACCTCGTTGGCACTTGCGATACTGGTTTCAATCCCGATACCAAGGGCGGCTAACGCACGGCCAAAGGCAGATGTTTCGCAGTTTTCTACATAGGAGGTCTTGTTTATCATGGAACTGGTGCGGTCCTCATGGGCGTGACCCGTGGCACGGATGCGACCATCGGCATCCCGAATTATAGCCTTGATGCAGCAACGGTCGGGTTGCAGGTCAACGAGGTCGGATTCAATGGACCAATTTGCATAGGCTGGCTCGTTGCGGAAGAAGAGCAGGCGTTGGTTGACTTCAACATAGTCCTTGCCTTTGATGTTGGTGGTTTTAAACTTGTGCATGGTTTTAGGGTTTAGAGGGTGACAAAATAGTAGGTTTCAACGGGGTTGCCGTGGGGGTCCAGTTCGGTGACTTCGGAGTATTCTTCCCAAGTTTGGGCTTCCCATCCGTAGAGTGCTTGGTGCTTGCAGTTGGCCATGGCTTCTTGCAAGGTGTCGCACGGAGGGAAGATTTCACTCGCCTTCATATACTGCGACCAGTTTATGACTTCAAATTTGTTCATGGTTTGGTGGGTTTAGTTGGTGACAATTGCAAGGATGAATCTGCCGAAAAATGCGAGGCCGAGGCAGGCGGTCAGCACGATGTAGCCCGTCGCAAGGGCGGCTTTGAGTTTGGTTTTGGTTTCGTGGGTCATGGTTTTGGGTTTGGTGGGTTATTTGAATTTCACAACTGTTTTGATTTCGGCAGGGGTGATGCTGAATTGCTCAATTAAAGCCTGCTTGAAT